TAAGTGTTCTGTTGTCCTCTCCGAAAAGGTCGTCTGTGTATTCAAAGTCTGTCATAATGCCTACACGTTCAAACTCTATAGCTCCATACTCGCCATTTGCAAACAGATACCGTAAATACACCTGCCCTGCTGCCTCTACGACTTCGCAGCGTTGCGCTCTCAATGGATACCAGCCACAAAGCCGCCCGTACTCGTCCTCGATAGGTATAATAAAAGCGGTGTGTTCCACCGCTACATACGTTGCCAGGCGCTTAATAAATTTTGTTGTGTCCATAAAATAGTTGGGCTTATGCTGTAGTGTCTTTTCCAGTGACTTAAGGGCGCTGCCCTCAATCTCCGGCTTAAGTTTACTGCAATGTGTCGCAAAGCTATTTACTGCCGTTCTGGTTAAATCCATTTCATATACGCCGCCGTTATAACTGGTAAACGTCGGGCTGTATCCGTTCAGCATTTTAAAATAGCTGTCGATATATCGCAGCTCTTTACCATGAAAAAGATAATCTAAAAATTTCATGCCGTTTACTCTCCTTTCTATGCGGCATTTTTAAGCAGCTCGCCGCACTCTTCCCAGTATTTCTGCCGCACGGTCATTGCATCTATGACAGATACAAAGCCGTCGATATGCGCCCGCTGCTCGATTTTTATAGGTCTGAATTTTCTTGTTTCCATGTTGTGCTTAAGCGCAACATTTAAGAAATGTGTCTTTAGTAAATTGTTGTCGGCTATCTTAAAATCGCCGTCTTTTATGATGCCCTCAAACTCCCTTATAACTGGTGTAAGGTTTTCGCCTTGGTAAACGTCGTCCATGTGAAAACCATAATTTGCCATATCGGTAATAAGGTACTGGGCGCTGTATCTGTCGTAGCCGATTTTTAACGGTCGTATGCCGTAATCTTCCAGCAGCATAGTAAACCAGCCGTAAACGTCGTGGTAATCTACGTAATTCTCGCCGCTTAAGGTTATCAGCCCCTTTTTAACGAATATGTCATACGGCACGCCGTCCGTAGCCTGTAAGTATTCCAGCCTGCCCCGTGGCATAAAGAACTGCGTAAACGCATACAGTGTGCCGTCTTTCTGAATAACCACACTGGCTGCCGTTAAGTCCGTTGTCTGGCTTAAGTCAATACCGCCCACTGCGTAGCAGTCCCTAAAGTCCTCTAAGGTCTTTTCTACTCCGGCGTTCTCTACCGTCTGATATTCCAGCCATGCAATAGAGCTGTTCTGCTTGATATTGCAATACTTTGTAAGGAACTCTGCTTTTTTACTTAAGCTGCCCTCTGCTACGGCTATCTCGTCCATAAAGAAACTTTCTTTTACGGATACGCCCATGTTAGGGTTAGCCTTTTTCAGTTCGTCTATGTCGTTCCACTTCTCCACATCATCAATCATGTAAAGAAATGGTAATAGCCTGCGCTCTTTGCTGTTTCCTTTCAAGAAACTTGTGCTACGTTTCATTAGTTCATCATAAATACTGTCGTTGATATATCCGGCAGTGCTTATGCTCAATATCATAGGTTGAGTACGTGCGCCTAAAGCGGATTTCATAACCTCATACTGCTTTAGTCCAGCGTCCCCGCTCCATGCTGCCATTTCATCACATACCACAAGCTGCGGGTTAAATCCGTCTGACTTCTTGGCATTAAAAGCAATCGGTTTTATTACCGTGTTGCTCTCCGCAATATAAATATCGCTGCGCCGTTTCTTTGCCAGCTCCGCTAACTCGTCCTCTGCCTGTACCATTTGATAAAATCCGTCATACACCAGCGCCGCTTGGTCTAATTTCGGCGCTAAGCAGTATATTTCTTGTCCATACTCTGGCTCTAAGTACGCCATATATGCAATAATCGCAGATGCAAATAAACTTTTTCCGTTTTTTCTGCCAATTACAATAAAAATTTCACGGAAAATACGTATTTTTTCTGCGTCCTGTATGCCAAAAATAACAGAAACTATGGCTTTCTGCCATAGCTCCAACTTGATTAAATCATTACGTCCCTTGCTGTGGTGGCAAAAGTTCTCTATGAACCGTATAGCCTTATTCGCAGCCTTTGCATTAAAAAAATACTCCTGCTTTTGCAGCCCGTTTATAATGATTTCGTATATTTTCTTTATCCATTTTCCCGCTATGATTTCGCCGCTTGTAATCTTTGCGTGGTACTCATAGATATAATTTCGATAAGGCGGCAATATTGCTTACTCTTCCCGCAAAGCCGCCAGCCTGCTTGTCTTTCGTTTCGCAGCTGGTACTAATTCCGTAAGCTGCTTAATCACTGCTGCATAGTTCTTACTAAGCGCTATGTAGGTTTCTGCCTCTGGGCTTTTCTTTGTTCCCCACTGGTTCTGCCCGTTCTGGTACTCACTCGTCCAGCCGTCTTTTTCAAGTTTCGCCTGCAAGTCGTCCAGCTCAATGCTCATAAATGCAGCCTTTTCTATCAGCGGCGTTACTAATTTTCTTTTGTTTTCGTCTAAGTCCTTGAAAATTCCCTTAAGTCTGGTCTTTTCGGTCTTTATCCTCTGTTCTTTGGTTTTCTCTTTCTTTGTTGCCATTCCTTTACCCCGCTTTCCATTCCTGCGCCGCACCACACCCCCTACACCACCCGTGCGCACGCCCGTAGGGTAATTTTAGGGATCCCCCGCGGTATTCGCCCCCTTTAATTATTTTTCTGATATGGGGGGGAGTATGCCGCCGTTCTCGTCGAACTGATACCGCTTATGCCTCTCCTGTTTGTGGTGTTCCTTGTTGTGGCAGTCTTGGCACAACGCCTCTAAGTTATCCCAGCACAACGTAACGCTTATGTCGTTTATGTTCTCTCTGTTAAGCCAGCGCTTATGATGCACTATCTTTGCGGGCTGCCCGCAGCGTTCACAAATATAATCTTGTGACATTAAATAAGCGGCTCTGGTTTTTTCCCATGCCGCTGATAAATAAAAACTCTTAGCCCATGCTTTCATACCGTCCCCTCTCTTTCTTCATTCCCCAGCGCCCTAAGTTTCATGCGCTGGGTGGAGGCTAAAGAATGAATAGAAAAAGAGTAGGCAACTGCTGCCGCACATGGCTTAAGCTATCGCCTACTCATTTCATGCTACCATTGTATCTCTTTTGTTTTCCCATGTAAACACCACGTTTTTACCACGATATTACCCGCTGCTGCTCTGTTATCATTTCTCTTACTGGCACGCCTGCTGCTCTTAGCTGCTCGTATATACTCCTTATCTCGTGCCTAAACCAGCCTACATACTGCATGGGTACTGGCTGATATTGCCGCCCCATAAATGGGTTATCCGCATACGCTGCCACCTGTGAAAACTCATATAGCAGCAGTGGCTTACTCTGGTCTAATAATAGCCGCAATATATATGCTGTCGTTCTTCCGTGTAGCCGTCCCTCTGGCGGCTGCCATATCCCAGTTATTATATATAACCTCTGCCACTCGTAAAGCTCAAATCCTAACGCCTGCTCTATATGCTTTATCAACCTGTCTGCCGCCTGCTGTTCTCTCGCTGTTTCCCGCTTTCTTTTTATCCATGCTTTTATTTTTTCAAACACTTACTTTACCCTCTCTTCGTCAATCCCCCACAATAATACTGACAGCTCGTTTATGATGCCCGTAACCCAGCGCCTCGGTGTGTTCTTTCCTGTATCCAGTTCCTCTGCGATTTCCGCATAGTCCATGCCCTGCATGAAATACATTTCAAAAGCCTTGTACTCTACACCTCTGCCTGCTGCCTCTCTGCGGCGCTCTATCTCTTCTACCGCTTTGTCTATATGCGCTGTCATTATCAATGTCTTAAAGCGTGTGCGTCTGATACTCTCTAAGTATGTACGCTGCTGCTCGTCCGTCATACCCTTAAGCTCCAACTGCTGCCCGTCGCTTATTGCGTTCTCGATATGGAAAACCGCATCACGGTAGCATTTCATAAGCGTAAAAGTGTTGTGGTATTTCTCTTTCTTTCGCTCCTGCTTTTCCTGTCGTTTCAGTTCCGTTATTGCAGCCTTTGCCTGTTTCTGCATCAGCTCTGTTAATTCGCTTTCGTGCAGCTGTACCCAGCTTTCAGCCTCTGGCGGCATTTCTACCCCTGTTGCCGCTGTTGTCTTTGTTTCTTCCTGCTCCATGTTCTGTACCTCGCTTTCTGTTAATTAAACGGCAGCTCTTCGTCTGCTCCCTCTGGTATGTTCATAAACCCGTCACTCTCCGGCAGCTGCTGCCCTCTTGCCTCTGCCTCTGCTTTGCTCTCTCCAAATCCTACGCTATTTGCCACAACCTCTGTGTAATATACCTTGCTGCCCGTGCGCTGGCTCTCGTAGCTGCCTGTTTTAATCTTGCCCGTAACCTCTGCCCTGCTGCCTTTGCTTAACCATCTCTGCGCCCATTCCGCAGTACGCCCGAAACACTTAATATTTATAAAATCTGTGTCTTTCCCGTCGTCTACTGCAAGCGTAAAGCGGGTAATAGCTGTGCTATTGTCCTGCCCGCCATATCTAAGCTCTGGCTCTCTTGTAAGCCGCCCTGTAAGTGATACGTTATTCATTCTCTCTGCCCCTCTTCCAGTTTGTCCAGCTTTGAAAATATAGCCAGCAATTCCAGTGCTATAATTCCCAGTAAAATATTAGTCATTTTCTACCGCCTCGCTTTCTTCTCTCAATCCTGCTGCCACATTGCTAAACGCCGCCGCTACGCTCTCGCAGAATGTCGCCAGTACTGGCTTTATGCTCTTTACCCAGCTGTTAATAGCTGCCGTCAATGTTTCTGCTGCTGTTGGCAAGGTTTTATTTATCTGTCTTGCCATTTTTCTTGCAAGCCTGCGCTGTTTTCGCTTGTCCAGCTTTAGCGGCGGGTTTACTCCATGCTTTTTCTTATAGTTCTTTTTCCACTGTCTGTATTTCACTGCTTACGCCCCTTTCTCCATATCGTATACGGCAATATCCATACTGGCGCTGTTATTATCAACACCGCTTTTGCTGCGCATATCGTCACAAATACTGCTACGTCTACTGCTGCCTGTCCAATTTCTTCCACTGCATCTACTATGCCGTCCATATACTCAAACATTTACTACCCCGTTTTCCTGCTTAATCTCAATATTTCTGCCGCCTCGCTGCTTTATGATTGCCTCTACGTGCAAGTATGCAGGCAGCATAACCACGCTGCCTGTTCGTAACTGATATTCTACGCTTTTCCGCATCTTCTCGTATTGCTCTGCCTTGCAAAACGCCGTACAACCCAGAATAATTGTAAATACCTGTGCTTTCTTCTTTTTCCGCTGCCGTCTATTCATGTTCTGCCCCGCTTTCCGTGTCCGTTTCGGACACCTTACCTGTATAGTCTGTTACTCTGATACCCAGAATACAGTAGCCCTCTGTAAGCCCTGTATAATCTTCCAGCATATAAATAATATCTGCATCAATCGTGCGCCCTGTGTGCTTACCGTCCTTAAATTCCAGCATTTTAAGGCTGTCGCCCTGTTTGTATCCTCTGTCATTCTTCCGTAGCTCAAAGCTCTTTTTTCCGCTTATTACGTCCTCGTAATCAGATGCCACTATCTTTAATTCATGTTGCTTATGCTCTATATTCCCCTCGCTTGGCAGATGCTCCATTTTTTCTGTGTCTGCCCGCTCCTGCAATTTTTTCTTTGTCTGGCGGTCTATAGCGTCCTGCTCTTCGCTGTATCGCTGTTCGTCTGTCTTTTCAGCCTCTGCCTTATTTATGTACTGGTCGCATTTCTGGCACGTTCCCGTTTTTACGTTACAGTCCTTGTATTTCTGGCAGGAATAGCACAAAGATGTTATGCTTTCTGGGTGCGGTGTTTCGTAATCGTCCCCCGCCTTTTTCTCTGCTACCTTTTCCGCTATTTCCTTTGCCCTCACATTTTCGCCCGCTGCTGCTTTTTCCGCTATTTCTTTCTGCTCGTCCTCGTCCAGCTTGGCTGCCTCGTATGCAGCAGTGATACCTAAATTGCCCTCTTTCAGCTGCTCTTTAATCTCCGGCGTGGCGTTGTTGTTGATTGCGTCCATTCTGGCTACGTTTGTGCTGCTCTCATTTATCATAGCCGCCACTAAATCACGCATTTTGCCTTGTATCTCTAAGCCGTCCTCTTCCTTGGCTCTGATAAGTGCAGCTTTGGTGCGCTCTACTAATCTGGTTTTTTCATAGGCTGTAAGTTCCTGCGTATATCCGTTGCCCGCCAATAAGCGCAGCTCATACATTGCCTCGCTCATATCCATAAAGCGGTAAAGCACTTTCTCATACTCCTTATGCCCCCGCTCTAAGTTCAAAATATTTGCCGCATTACGTCTGTGTCCGTCGATTATACGGTATTCCCCGTTTACTCTCGCCAATACTGTAGGCTGTTCCTGTCCTACGTGTAAAAAGCTGTCTGCCAGCTCTTCTATGTTCTCTAATTTCTGGTGCGTATTCTCCTGCGCTGCCTTTACCTCGTAAGGGCTTAAATAGATTTCTTTGTATCCCTCTGTCTGCGCCTGCTGCCCCGCTGCTTTTGTCTTTGCATTCAAAATATCGTTAATACCAAACTTTGCCATATTCTTTACCTCGCTTTCTTAGCTATAATCTCTTGCGAACGTTTCCGCAAATCCTCGTTTAAATGTGTCCCAGTCCTCTTGTTTTCCTACTCGGTAGTATTTAATTATCTGCTTGTGCTTTTCATACGTTCTGCCTATGCAGATACCTAATCCTCTATCTTCTTTTATCCAGAATATACGTAAAGTTTCGTGCATTTCGTGAAAGCTGCTTTTGTACGCCTGCCTGCTTTCCACTCTCTCAATGCAGTATGTAAAAAAGTCGTTCCAGCTTTCCGTTGTCATTTCCTGCATATACTCTGGGTAAGAGTTGTATTTTGAAAATGCCATATTGCTACCTCGCTTTCCCTGTATACGCTGTTACAAATTTCTTGTACCCCTGCGCCGCTCCGCAGCACGGGCTATACTCATAAATCGGCTTACGCATGAAAGTATTTTCTGCTACTTTCTTGGAATACCGAATAATACCCAAAATATTAAAATCTGTCTTTTGTTCCAGCCACTCTACGCCTGCTGCCTCGCCGTCTGTGTTCTGGTATGACGTAATCAGCACGCCTGCCAGCTTTAATGCTGGGTTAAATGCCTTTGCGTCCTCTATCTGTTCTGTCACAATGTCCAGCCCCTCTAAAGCGTCCTCGTCCACTTTTACGGGTACTATTACCTCGTCCGTGATTGCCAGCGCATTTATGACATTAAGCCCAATATCCGGCGGGTTATCAATGATACAGTAATCATAAAAGCCACCCATAATGTCTGCAAATCTCTTATAGCGTTCTGTCTGGTTCTCGCTGTCCTCTTTTGTCAAATTCCACGTAGCCCCAAAAAGTGACATATTCGACGTAACAATATCTATGCAGCACTGCTGCCCTACGTAATCTGTATTCTGTATCAGCTCTGTTGCTCCCTGCCAGTCCCCAGCCAGCAACCTTGTAACTGGTGCTACGCTCTCTGCGTCGTATCTGCTATACGCCTTGCTTAAATTCCCTTGCTTATCATTGTCAATCAGCAGCACCCTGTAACCTCTCCTGTAAATCTCATACGCCATGTTTGCCGCTGTAAAGGTCTTGGCTACGCCACCCTTTAAGTTCAAAATGCTTATTGTTTTCATTCTTTGCCTCTCTTTCCTGCGTCGCCTCTAACGCATGGTTACTGTTTCCTGCTCTTTTGTAAGCTCGTCTGAATGTAATAAATACTGCTCTATCAGCTGCGCTGCTGGCTGCCAGCCATAGCAGACGGCGGTATAATAGCCCTGCTGCCGCAGATACTCTAACCACTCTTTCTGTTTCTTGGTCGTCGTGTTCTTGCCTGCCTTAAGCTCTATGTAAAGCCCATGATACCCAGCCCGTGCAGCTGGTAGCATAATATCCGGCACGCCAGCCTTTACGCCCTGCCTCTTAAGCGCCACCGCTGTTGCTGCATCACGTTTGCCGCCGTTTGGCACATGATACATATATTGCAGTTCCGGCATAAGCCCTGTTCTGTATGCAGCCCAGTTAAATAATGCCTCTTGATGCCCGCTTTCGTCGTCCAGTCTAAAGTTTCTCATTTTCTCGCCTCGCTTTCTGCTTAAATTCTACATACTGGCAAATTCTGAAAAGCAGCCCGTCCTTATGCGGCTTGCTGTTCTCTATCGCCAAAAGCGTTATTGTTTCCTCGCTTTGTAGTCCCACATTTCCCAGTACGTCCCAGCGGCATATATCGTAATATCTGCACCGCAGGCAGCAGCGCTTACAGTCCTTGCCTTTCTGGAATAACCAGTATTTAATTTTTTCTATCATGTTTTCTGCCCTTTCTGCTGCCGTTGTTTTTTCAGCTCTCCTGCTGTTCAAAAATAGCCGCCGCAATTCTAAACGCCAGATATGTTGCCACAATCAACGCCAGCAGTCCGGCTATTGATCAGCACTGCTGCAATGGCAATGCCCTTGATTATCTGCATTTCAGCCCCCCCCTATCTGTTATTTTTACTAAGGTGTATCTTAAATACCCGTAGCCGTAATACTCTGGGCTATGTACTCCCATGCTCACGCTATTTTTGTCCACGTAATAGCCCTTTATTGCTTTTGGCTCTTTCTTGAAATACTCACGGTCTGAAATTATGTGATACTCTGGCTCTGGTCTTACTAAATTCTTACTGCAATTCCAGCGCTTACCCTGTAATGCTCCGTCAGTACCCTTTTTATGCGTTCCTGTGTACTTGATTAAATAACTTGCCAGCTCCGCATAGTTGCCGCTGTCGTCCAGCGGGAATACCTTAACCCTGTTATGCCCCTCGTATGCCTTATACCAGCAGCGTTGTAAAATCTCTGTATCAATTTTATTTACTACAAGGTGGTGATGCCTCGCACCTTTCTTGCCTATCTCCATAACGTGTATGTATTTGAACTCTAACCCTGCTTTTCTGTACTCCTTTCTGCACTCCCTCAAAAATACGTCTATGTCCTGCCGCATCTGCTCCGGCGTTCTGTCTGGTTCTCCTTTCCTGCGGATATAGTCAAGCACTAAATGGTAGTCCCCATATCCATAGTTCGCATTTATGAGTATCCTTAACTTTCTCTCTGCCTGTCTGGTGTTTACTTTCTCCTGCTCTTCTTTTGTTGGCTTTACCTTATCCCCTCTGCTGATACCTTTCTTTTTGTATCTGCTGGTAAAGTACCTCTCTATCTCTATCGTATTCCCCGCTTTTGTTACCCTCTCTACGTATGGCATATATCTACCTCTCTGTCGGTTCGTTAATACTTTTATCAAGTGTTAAAACGGGCTACCCACCCGTTAAATTTCTTGACTTTGCGCCATACATAGCTTATAATTTTTATAGTATTTCAAAGCTGTATAGCTTAGCGCCTATGGTGTTTCCCCACCGTAGGCGCTTTTATTTTTTCATGTTTCCTGCCGCTCTCTTATGCGGCTTAAGGCATACTCATAAGCCCGTCTGTACGGCTCTCTGCAATCGTAGCCCGTGCAGCTGTATAATTTGCTGCCCTTGCAAAATTCGCAGCTATGCAGCTTTGCGTAATCGCTCGCCGCCCTCTCCTGTCGCTTTTCCTCATATTCCAGATGCCGTTTAATCTGGTTTGCATCTATAACCGCAATTCCCAGCATATTTGCTGTATGTATTTCTCTGTCCATTCCCTCTGTTATGCCGTATTTCACACCAGCAATAACAAAATCGCAGCCTTTCAGCAGTGCAAGCCCCGCAGCCATGCCCCTTGCCCGCTCTTCCGGCTTTTTATCGTCCATACACTGCGTCATATATAAATGCGGCGTAATGGGTGCTAAGCCCGCCTCTAACGCCTGCCGTGTCAGCTGCTGCGCATAATCTATGTTTCTGTCCAGCTCTGCGCCGTCTTTCGCCCTGTACGGGCTGCATATATAAACTTTTTTCATACCTAATTACCCGCTTTCTGTTGTGCCTCTGTCCGTGCCTGTTCATTCCCTGCCAGATATGCCGCTAAATGCATCAGCTCGTCTGCGTCTTTTTCTTCAATAAAATCACAATCCACGCAGCATTTGCAGTACCCCGTAATTTGTAAATATCCGTCGTATACTTCCTGCGGTGTCTTGCACTGCTTTAAATCATTTATCAAAGCTGTAAGCAGCATTATTGCCTTTATGCCTGTCTCGCCACCTTTTCCGTGTATCCCTACTGTAATCTGCTGCATTTTTGTTGCGCCGTCTGCTCCTAAAATTGTTTTACTCTTCATTCTGTACCTCGCTTTCTTCCTTAAACCCAGCCAAAAGCATAGTCATTGCATCTATCGCTGTATCAAAATGTTTCCCCAGCTCTGCTGCATCAATAAGTCCCTGCTTTGTGTTTCTTCCGTTCCCTTTCATTACTTGCGTTTGCAAAATAGGTTTTAACTGGCTAAGCCCAGCTATGCTGTTCTCTAACTCTTCCTCACTCACGCAGATTTTTACACAGCCCTTGCCGATATGTTCAACACTCATTTTCTGCCTCTTCCTTTCTTCTAATCAGCCGTACCGATACCTCGTAAGCTGTGCGCTGTTCTCTTTCTCCTGTGGCTGCGTCAAGCACCTTTTCATACTGGCGGCTCTGATACCGTCCCAGCAGCTCTACAGTGTCGCCCTGCTGCCACTGTGCCGCCTCGTCTGCCTGTTCCTGCCAGCAGATGCACGGTAAAAAGCAGCTGCCGCCTGTAAGCTCATTTCTTACCTTTACCGTAATATCAGTAATGTGCTTGCCTCTCGGCGTTTCTCTGTGTGTTGGCTTATTCGCTATAATGCCTCTTACTGCTACCTCGTCCTGCTCTACTGCCTTTTCTGATACCGCCACAAAATCTGCCAGAATATATACCAGCAGTCTACCGCTCTGGAAGTCCTTAAGCGTCTGTGCCTTGCCTGTCAGTAAAAGCCTGCTGCCCTCTACAAATTCCTGCATAACGTCAAACTCTATGCCGCTGCAAGCCTTGTATGGTACGTCCTCTGCAAATACTACCGTTACCTCGTCCGGCACGCCGCTTGGTCTTACCGTTTCCAGCTTTGCCATATAACCACAAAACGGCAGCCCGCATAGCTGCTTAATTTCCTTAATCTGTGTAAGCGTCCCTACCAGTCCCGCTGCATTTCCCTTGATACCGCCACCTGTAAGCTCGTCCATGATTGCAGTATCTAAATCCCGTAAAAAATCCGGCTTTTTCTTTGTCATACTTCTGCCCTTTCCTTTCTTATATGTAAATGGTGTAGTAAAGCGACATCTGCAAATCACTAAACTTATACTGTGCTGTCTGGTCTGGCTCTAATGGTTTCATAAGCCCCAGCTCTTCCCAGCGTCTGTGCGTTATCTCCGGCACTGCCCTAAACTTCTTTACCTCATGCTCGCTGTATTTTCGGTATTCCTCGCTTATCTCATGGTCTGCAAACGGTTTGAACGCTGCCAGATACCCTACGTAAACGTCTGCCCCGCCCTCGATAATGCGCAGGCGGTCTGAACTCTCCAGCGTGCCTATAAATTCCTTTACTGTCACTGTCTGCCTCTCCTACTTCTCCGGCATTTCGTACAGCCTCGGTATTACTGCTGCAAACGGCTGTACGTCCATGCCGCCCCTTATTACAGCTGCACCGCCAGCCGTAAACAGATAGCTTACGCACGCTTTCTGTATCTCGTCCAGCACCTCTAAGCAACGCTCTTTTGTGGCATACTCTCCGATTTCCTCTAAACATCCGTCACTTATGCAAATTACGTGGCGCTTTTTGTCTGCCTCTGCGCCGCCTCTCTTTTTCTTTATGTCCTCGTACTCTCCATACTCTACGCAGGCGTAATTACCGCCCAGCCTATACAGCTTTTCTTTATTCTGGCTGCGTATGTAAACCTCACTCATAAATTTCCTCTCTTTCTTCTCTGCCACGAAAAGTATTACTTATTCCTGAATAGGTAATACTTTTGTACGTGTTAAGGTAATACTTTTGTTTTCAACCTTAAATATTCCTCTGCCATATTGCGCACCTTATCAGAAAAACTGCGCCCTTTTACGCTTTCTATAATCTCCTGCGTTTCCTTATCAATTTTTATGCTTTTCTGGATATTTGCGCCTATATGTTGGCTTTTTCCGTTTTTGAATGTATACACGCTTATACCTCGCTTTCTTCCGTTTCTCCCAGTAGTATTTTTCTAAACATACTCTCAAAAATCGGTACTGGTATGCTGTTGCCCGCTTGCTTATACAGTGGCATTTTGTAACGCCCTACTCTTTTATGCACTGCTGCCGCCGCCTCGTAGTCTGCATCTGTATAACCTTGCAAGCGCCAGCACTCCCGTTCTGTAAGGTATCTGTAGCGCCCACCGCCCATATCTATTACCTGCGCCGGTGTTCTGTCTTGCCTTGCGGTAATTGTAAAAGCGCAATCCTCTATTACCGTTGCCCGTCGTATTCCTTTCTTTCCGATTGCATCTAAAACGCTCGGCTGTGTCACGTCATACACTGGCGGCGCATCTGGTAGTAAAAAGTCGTTAATATCTTTCATGGGCGTTTTTATTAAGTCATCAAAAGAAAATTTTTCTTTTCCCAATACAGATACTGTGAAAACTCTTTCTCTTGATTGTGGTAAACCAAACTCTCTTGCGTCCAGTATTTCAAAATTGCTACTATACCCCAGCCGTTCCATTTCTGATAAATACAAGTTGAAATTTACCCGCATATAGCGGCTTAACACATTTTTGACGTTTTCCCATATTACGTACTTTGGTTTCCATTCTCCCATTTGTTCGATAATATGAATTGTTTCCCACATAAGGCTTGAACGTGTGCCGCTACCTTTGTCTGCTCCCTTACCTCTGTTTATCCGTCCCGCCTCTGCTGTCGCTTTTCCTTGGTGTCCTGCTATACTAAAATCTTGGCAAGGACTGCCATGTATTAAAATGTCTGGTTTTAAATTCCAGCCTACGACGCTCTGCGTCTTATATGGCAGCTCGTCCGCAAACATTGCGTTATAGGAACGTACTGCCTTTTCGTCTATCTCTACATAGTCAATGGCTTTTACTGGTATGCCAATATTGCGCAATGCGCAACGTGGGCTACCTATCCCGCCGAACAATTCTAAAATCTGTATCATGGTTATTTTTCCTTTCTTTCGTAGTAAAATAGTAATCATTCATAATCAGCATTTCTTTACTGAAAATGCACGTAAGCCCCAGCGGTACTGTAATAAAAGCTATCGTTATGTCGCCCTCTGTCGCCCATACTGCCAGCACGGTAATTGCAAGCATTGCAAGCCCGCAGGCTTTCTGCTTAATGAAATACCAGCGGCGGGCTTTCTTTTCCTGCTCCCGCTGCCGCCTCTGCTCTTTTTTCTTACGCATATCTGCCATTGCATCTGCATAGCCTCTCTGGTATGCGTCCTCTACTATCAATGCCTCTGCTGCCATTCTCTGCCCCTCTTCCTTTCGGCGGCGCTCTCTGTCTTTCCATGTGTGCCGCTCTCCTGTTCTGGCGTTTGGTTTTACCGTGCGGGCTGCTTTTCGCATTAAAAAGCAGCTGAAAACCTGTTGACTGTCCACATACTTTCTGGCTGGTATGACCGCCGCTATTTTTCCACGGTATACAGATTGCAGCTATTAGCCTGCTGCCCTCTGCCGCAGGCTCGCCATGCCTGCTACACAATGTGCCGTGTGGGACTTGAACCCACGACTTGCCGCTTATGAGGCGGCTGCTCTAACCAACTGAACTAACGGCACTCGTGGCGGCTGCTGCCGCCTACTCATTAAATAAAAAGCCTTTTTCTATTAAAAACCTTATCCAATCGCAGCCCGTTACGTCGTCCCGCTCAATGAATTTGTAAAAGCTCTCTGCGTCCTCTATTCCGTATTTCTTCAAAATGTTTCTTGCGTTCTTTGCTGCTGGCGTAGTAAAAACATTCTCTGCGTAAAATGTAGCCTCTATAGTCCCGTAGCTGTTCTTTCCTGCTGGTGTTCTCATTTCCACTACAACTACATTCCTTTTGCTTTTTCTTCCTACTCCCTTTCTTATTACTACTGCCTCACTGAATAACCAGCCATTCCAGCCGCTACGCATAGGTGCAAACTGTGTGCGTGGTACTTCTACTAAGTCGCCTGCCTGCAATTTGTTAAAATCAACTTTTTTCATGTGTCTTACCTCTCTTTTGTTATTCTTGTTTATAACGCCTGCTGCCCTGCTGCCGCCGTGTAGGTTTTCAGTGTGGCGTTGCAGCGTTTGAACTCCCTATAAATTGTGTCCCTATGCGTTCCCAGTGCCTCTGCAATATCACTTACGCTGCTGCCCTGCTTACTCATAGCCTCTATGGTCTGCCTGTCCTCGTAATGCAGACGCTTATACTTTCGTTTTCCCATGCTCTATGCTCCTTTCCGTCCTCATTTGCTTTTATGGTAAAAAAATAAGCGTGTCAGAGTTTTTACGCTCTGCACGCTCTTCTTTTCTGCTGTTTCCTATAAAAAAAGAAAATCGGCAGAGGCTTTATAACCTCTTGTCGATTTTCATTCTAAAACTTATCCGTAAAAATGTCAACATTAAATTCGACATTTTTTCATGTTTTTATCGTTTTGCCGTTTTGCACAATACGTAGCCTGTTTTATTGTATATTTTCACTTTTAGGCAGCGCAATAGTAAGGCTGCCACTGCTGCCAGCCTCTCACGCTCCCTATTTTCGTTCTTATGCAAGCTGCTTTACCTCTTCCTCGAATAGTTCCCCTGCTGAATGATAGCCATGTATTTTGCGTGGGTATCCGTTTATCCAGTTCTCTATACTCTCTACCTCTTCCTCTGTCCTGTCGTCAAAATTTGTGCCTTTCGGTATCTTCCGGCGTATCATCTTATTTGTTACCTCATTTGTGCCACGCTCCCAACTGCTGTACGGGTGGCAGTAATATACCTTTGTCCGTTTCTCTCCCTCGTTGATAATAGAACGCTGCAAGCCCTCTGCGTCTGCAAACTCACTGCCGTTGTCTACCGTGATTGTCTTAAATACCCGCTTAAACATTTCAGCGCCCCATTTTCTTTCTAATCTGTCCAGCGCCGCTACTACTGCCTCGTCTGTATGGTCTGGCAGCTTAAATATAATCTCGTTTCTGGTTTTCCGCTCTGTCAGCACCAGTAGCGTATTTTTTGACTTTCCCCGCTTGCCTAAAACGCTGTCCATTTCCCAGTTGCCGAACTCTTCCCGTGTATCTATCTCTTTCGGGCGTTTGTCTATGCTCTCTCCTGCTGCCGCCCTTTTCTGCTGCCTCTGTACTTTCTTATAATTTCTCTTCTTATTCTTCTTTACTGGCAAATTCTTATTAGACAGCTTAAGGAAAATACCCTTGTCAATGTAGCTGTATAAAGTCGTTACGCATACTGTTACGGAAAAGTCCCCCTCTTTCCCCTGTGCTTTCAATTCTCCCAGTACCGCAGCTGGGCTGTAATCTTCATTTACTATTTTATCCTCTATATAATTTGCGTATGCAATATCGTTACCTATTTTAAGCTGTGTACCCCTCGCCTTTAAGTTTTCCTCTGCTTTCATTTGTGCCTTGTTTGGGCTATAACTTAATGTTTCTGTATAGTCGCTATTTCTGTGCATATATTTCCCTCGCTTAAGTTCATTGTATATAGTGCTGCGGTGTACGCCCAGCTGTTCTGCTATCTCTATCACGCTATGCCCTGCTTTTTTCAATGCCTCAATACTTATACGGTCTGTCCATGTCAGCTGTCGGCTGCCTTTCTTATTCGCCATTTCTGCTACCTCTCTTTCGTTCCTGTTCTTTCCCCATATACGACGAAAAGCCGCAAACTCTTTTACAAGTCTGCGGCTTATGCCTTTACCTATTTACAACACTTTTTACAAGCGGTGTATTTCTTCTTTGCTTGGCTTAGCGGTATGCTCTTTGGGTTTTTCATTCCCGAACAGTTAGGCTTACTATGGTATTTTTTGTTGCTACGGTCTACATATACTGTAGTTTCTCCCGTATGCTGGCTTACGCTGGGCGTTGCGTCCTCGATTACGTCAAGTTCTATATTGCACCCGAACGTCTGTACCCCCCCCCAGAAATTTCCAGTATTTCTGCGGTGTAGCGGGCTTTCGGGTACTTTCTCGCTAAGTCCCCCGCCAGTTCTGCCGATAGATTGCCTATTACCTTATCGCCCCACTTTACGTATGCGGCAGGCTCTCCGTTGTATGTGTACTTTTCTACTGTAATATCTTCACTACCGGACATTTTGCTTAAAATATCCTGCCTGTTTTCTCCGTCCTCATTATTGAACGTCACGCCTACTACTTTCGTTCTGATTGTATCTAAAACCCTGCTACCAGATGCGGCGGCAGGCGCTGGTGTTCTGTTTCCGTTCTCTTTTCCTGCGCTTTTCTTTTTCAGTCCAAAATAGGCGCATACTGCCGCAATCACAATACAACCCACCCCACCTGTTATATTTCCAGACGGCAGCGCCGTTAAACCGCTTACTGCAAATAATGCAGCCGCTGCCACTAAAATTACCTTTTTCTTTGTCATAGTAAGCCCTCGCTTTCGTTTCTACTTCAATTCTAAAATTTCATCAGCAGAGGCGTTAAGCTCTCTGCATATTTTCGCAAACATTTCTATTGTCGGTGCGTGCGCCCCATTCTCCCACCTGCTTATATCTTTCTGGTGGACTTGCAGGCGTTCCGCAAGTTCTGACTGTGAAACGCCCGCCGCTTTTCGTGCTTTCCTTATGTTCTCGCCTAAGTTCATGCCTTACCTCTCTTTTCCTTTGCTCTCAAAACGAAAGCAATAAGCAGCTTTACCAGTCCTACTACTACTAAAAATACTCCTAATTTCAAAAGCATACTCTTTACTCGGCTGTGGGTTTGTGTTATATTTTTTATAGGCGGCGGGCTTATCGCCCGCCTGTCGGTTAGGGCTTTCGCCCTAACCTATGTACTTACCGATTATGATAAGTATTATGCCTATGATTAAGTCTATCAATGCGTTGATTGTCAGGTCTCGCCATTCGATAGGCTTTTTCTTTTGTTTCTTTTTCTTACCCATTGTGCCGTTTCTCCTTTCCAGTGGCTTTGCCTCTTATTTGTTCTTATCTCCTTTCCATGATTTTATTATATACCAACTTTGGTATATTGTCAACGCTTTTATGCAGAAAATCCTATAAAATTGCAAAAAAATAGAGGGCAGACAGCGAACCGCCCACCCTCGAAAACTTAAGCTAATCTTGTGGCATAATCTAAGCTAATCCAGCCTGCGCCACTCTTCAAGCGTCCCCAGCCAACGCTTGCACCCTGTCCGGCTTTCACTTCCACAATGGTAAATACTCCCTTTCCTGTGGTTTCTCCCGTCTTTGCATAGTTCGTGCCTGCTCCTGTTCTGATATTAAGGTCTAAAATATCTACCTGTACGCTAAACGGAACGCCTGCGCTTGTCTGCTGCCCCGCTGCGGTATATACCGCCTTGCCGTTATCATCATATACAGTATAGCCCGCCTTGCAAGCGCTCTTTGCATTTTCCAGCGACGTAAACGCCCCCAGCTGGCTTGCTGCGTCCGTCCAGCTCTTGCGCACTCTGTAATACTTTGTACCGTTTCCTGCTGCATACTTTTTATAGTATCCCTCGCCGTACTCTGCACGCTTTTTCTTTACTGTTTCGCTCTGGTCTGCTGGCTTTTCATATCCAGTAAGAACGGCATCAGATGCAGCACGCACGCTGCCCGCCTTTTTCAGTGCGTCCATTACTGCTGTGTATCCCTGCAATTCTTCCCATAAAAAGCCCAGCTGCATATTAAGGTCTGCAATGGATGCGCCCGCCTGTTTTGCATGATTAAGCAACGCCTGCTTTCTGCTCCAATACGTCCACTGCGCCAGCCCATAGCCTGCACTGTCCTTTACAAAATTGCCATAGCTGCCATTATCCACCGCTGCTGTATATTCTGCGTCCGTCTTACCCAGCTTATTGTTATAGGTGTTCTGTAAGTTGTTCGGCATAAGCCCGCTTTCAGCATACAGATTACCCATAATACCAGCCACGGCATAAGCATTTAAGCCCTTTCCTGTAAGAAAATTCCAGATTGTTTTTTCATTGCCGCCCTGCGGTGTTTCTGCCTGTCCGCTGATTTTACGCTTAAACTCGTCCCATGTGTGGGCGCTGGTGTTATATACATACGGGTTAGGGCAAATCTTGCCCGTTACGTCGTAATGTCTGATTACATGAGATGCAGGCACGCCGTATTTATTCATAAGGTAACGGGTAAGCTCTGCCGCTGCCTCTACTGTTGCGTCCTCAAAATACCAGTCTTTATCTGTTGCGCCCATGCTCTTTGTGTTTTTCTTCCTTACGCACATTTCAATACCGATACTATTAGCGTTTCGGCACTCTGCGTGCTTATAGCTCGACGCTCCGCAATGCCACGCTATATTAGCGTCCTCTACGCACTGCCATACCTCGCCGTTAAATCCTACAAAGTAATGCGCCGACGCATTTCTATTGCCGCCGCCATAATATCGGCAGTTGTCCTCTGCGCCGCCCAGTGCGCCTACATAATGGATAACAATATACTTAATTCTGGAAACGCTGCCCTTATTGAAATTGTACTTACTTATCTTTCTGTTAATGTTCATATTTCCTGCCTTTCCGCATACAAAATAAGCGCCTGCGGTGTCCCGCAAGCGCTCTTTGCTGCTATGTCCTTATTATTCTTATCTTTCCTGTGTCCTGTGTTCCTCTACGTTGCCTGTGGTGCTGTCCCCGTCCAGTTCGTCTGTGTCCGGCAGTTCGTCCGTATACTTCGCCAGAAACTCCCGCACCTTTTCCCATACCTTTTTTACGGGCAGCCCGCATAATGCCATATTCTTAAAAATGCTCACTACTTCATAGGCAATGTAGAGCAGTGCGAAAAATTCAGCCACGCCCACGGTATCAAGCCCTAAATATGTACGTGCCTGCTCCGGTATAAATCCGATTAAGTTAATCTTAATCAGTACGTCGATTGCCAGCATGAATACCAGAGAAATAAGCATACCTACTTTTCTGATAGCCCCGTCAATGCCTGCGCAGCTGTTAAATTTCTTCTCTTTGATTGCACGCAGCACGCCAAAAACCGTGTCGCACACAATCGCCAATACTACCAGCTGGATAATTTTGTTATGTGCCGCCGCCTCAATAAATTCTGTAATAGTCATGTTCATAAATCCTGCCTTTCTCTTAATTGCAAATCTTTTGCCCGCTCTTTCAGCTCTGCGCCGTCGTAGCCTGCTGTCTGCTCCCAGCTTTCCAGAGTGGCTATTAAATCAGCAATAAGCCTGCTTTGCTTTTCTATGGTTTCCTGTTGTTCTTGTACTACCCTTAGTAAATTGCTACTCATGTACTCGCTCCTGCATTCTGCCGCTTAAGCAGCCTTTTCTATGGCTGCCTCTGCCAGCGTTTCTATTTTCTTTCGTAGGTTGTAGCTGTCGGCGTGTCCTGCGTGTCCCGTCCAGCTCTGTATGCTCTTTTGTAACTGCTCTTTTGTGATTTTCCCGCTCTCGCACTTCTTGATAGTACGCTTTATGCGCTTTATGCTGTCCTTTCGTACTTTCCTGTGCGTTGCCCTGTGTTTGTAGCCTACAAAGTCTATACCGTTCTTTGCTGCCAGCATGGTAGTTTTCGGGTTAAACTCTAACTTAAGCTCTTCCCGTAAGAATTGCTCTATCCGTGCAAGCCAGTTGCGCAACTGTTCCTTGTCTGGGCTTAATATTACAAAGTCGTCCATATATCGTATGTACGCCTCTACGCCCAGCTCATGCTTAATAAACTGGTCTAATGCGTCCAGATAGATATTTGCAAATAACTGACTGGTAAGGTTTCCTACTGGTATCCCTACGCCGTCCGGCATATTGCCGTTGTGGTCTATTATCCTGTCCAGCAATGCCAGTACCCCAGCGTCTTTTATAACCTTACGTATTTCAGTTTTTAATACCGCATGGTCTATGCTCTGGAAATAGTGGTGTATATCTGCCTTGATAGCATAAAGCGGCTGGTCTGGGTGGTATTTGTTCCACTCATACAGCCACTCTTTTAGCGTATCAGACGCAGCGTGCATACCTTTACCTTTCCGGCAGGCGTAAGACTGCGATATAAACCGCTTATCAAATATAGGCTCTAACACGTTGTTTATGGCGTGCTGTACCACCCTGTCATAGAACGGCAGCGCCATTATCTGCCGCTCTTTCGGTTCGTACACCTTAAAGTAATGGTATTTGCTTGGCTCATAGGCAAGGTTTATAATATCTTCCCGCACCTTGTCTAAGTTTTCCTCTTTGTCTTTCGTAAAAATCAGTACGTCTTTTCTGTGGCGTTTACACTTTCTGGCTTTGTTATAGGCTTTCTGTACGTTTCCATAGTCGCCCATAGCCTCTAAAAGCGTAATGCGCCGCCCGTCCTTATCGGTAATGTATCCTACTCTCTTCAAGTATTAAGCTCCTGCCTTTCGCCGTAGCTACTAACCAGCAGCCGTATTTTTTCTCTTTGCCTCACGGCGGGACAGCCACTCTGACTATAGGATATTAAACACTCGGTCTTATCCCTTTCTAAGTCCTTGCCAGTATTCCGTAGAACTCTGTGCCTGTAATGTTCTCACTAAGTCACACGCCCCACGAGCGCCAATGTTCGTATTGACATTCCACGGGTAATTGTTGCAATTCACGGCACGAGCGCCGCAATTCGCCCCATTGTTCCAGTTGCCGCCCGCTATCAGCGCCGCCAGAGAATATGCGTAATACTGGTAAATGTTACCAACGTCGTAAGACTTCTCGCCTGTGTTCAATGGGCTTTTCTTGTCCCAGCCCCACGCTACGCTTGCGTGGTAGTCTGCATTTGTGGCGTGTTCCGCTCTTGTAATAAGCTCGTCCAGCCACTCCCAGACACGCCCCACGGCATCTACAACGCCCACGGAAGAAACGGCATTTACCACACTGCCTGTTACGCCCCTACCTGTGTTGCTGGTGGCGCTCCATGCGTTTGTATTTGCGTTATCCAGTCCGGCAGGGCTACCAAAAGCATAAGCGCAAAATTCCGCATAGTTCGGCAGACGCTTACCGCTCTTTGCCAGACGTTCTACAAAGTTGTACCAGTTCATGCTTTCTGTACCCGTCATAGGTGCGCAGCCGTACTCTGATTTCAAGCCCTTTGCTCCGTCGTCAGAATTAAGGTAAATATCTACCCATGTGCCGCCGCCTAAATATACCATACCCTCTGGGCTGCATTTCGGGCGGTGTCCCAGTGTCCATACAGAACGTGGTACAATGCCGTTGCTTACTGCACTTTCCCAGCCTGTGCCAAAAATAACACTGCTGCCATTAAGCGGCTGTAAATTGCTGTCCACCTTGCGGCAGCGTCCATAATGAAAGCCGCCGATTTTACGGCTGTTTGTAGCGGTCCAGCCTGTCGGGTATGTAGAGTTAAGGGAAATTACGTATTTCTCGTCTGCGCTGTCAATTCTGCTGTCACAGATATATACGTAATAGTCCTTACCTACCGCAAAAGCGCTGCCTGCGTCCAGATTAGCAGCCGTAAGAATTGTATTTGCTGTCTTGAAAATTCCAGCGCCGCCCACGGCAATTACGCAACCCTCTACTACGGTCAGCTCATTTGCTCCGCTGGCGTAAATGTACTCATTGCTCGGTGCTACAATATCGCTGATTGTAGCCATTTTATTTACGTTCAAAAGCGCCCTTGCGTCGGTCTTTGTAACGTCGTCCACTAATAATCTACTCATACTGCTTTAATACTCCTTTCAGTGCTGCAATGTCGTCTGTTGTCATTCCTGCCACGGTGTCTGTGCGTTCCAGCGCAATTACCTTGCAGCCCGCTTTTACCGCTTTGGAAAGTGTAAGGGCTGTTCTGTCGTTTCCCGCCTCTCCTGCTGCCGCTGCCTCGTCGGTCTGGATATGTGTTACTCCCTGCACCGTGCCGGATACGTCGCCCGCTACAAATTTCATACCTACCGCTGCCTCGTCGCAGTAATATACCGTAACCGCCTTTTTCTCTTCCTCTACAGCTGCTACGCCGCACTCAATATAACGCTGGTTCTCTGCGCTCACGATTTTCGCCAGCAAATCTGCTGCCGCCAGTTCTCCGCTTGCTACCATAGCAAGGCAGTTGTAATAATCCTCTTTTGTCTTTAATACTTTAGGAAATCCTTTCATGGTCTGCCGCCTTTCTAAAATGTATTTGCAAGATAGGAATTACCCACGTAAGTAGCCCCTAACACTGCCGTTTCTACTGTTCTTTCGTAATGCTGGCTCATGTATGCTGCACCCATGTAGCACAATCCCAGTACAGCATCATGCTTATAGTCAATGCCCCAGCCGCTTTCTACTCTCTTAAGTCGCTCGTCCAGCGCTGCTATTGCCTCTTTGGTTTCTTTCGTGCCCGCCTCTGCCTGCTTTTTCACTTCCTGCATGGCTGCTGCCAGCTCTTCAATTTGCAGTTGCAGGCTGCCTGCTATGTCCTCGCCCAGCTTGTCCTTGATACTCTCAAACCATGTGTTAAATTCGTTTTCAGCGTCCGACTGGAATAGCTTAATTTTTGCCATAAATTCTGTATAGGCGCTTAAAAGTTCCTTGTCCCAGTTGTCAAGCGTGCTTTCAAAACTGCTGTATCTTTCGTTAAACTGGCTCTCATACTGTGCAAATAAGCCCTCTGTCTTGCTTACGTAGCTGTCATATACGCCCGCAATCTCTGTAAGGTACTTTTCCATACTCTGCTTATATGCGCTGAACTCGTCCAGCACGGCTGCGCTGTAGGTGTTGAAAAAGTCCGTAAACTGCTTTGTAAGCACGCTTGCGTCTATCTCTTCCACCGTTCCTGTTACAATGCCGCAGACTGCGCTATTAAATCGCTGGTCTGTGATGTTCTGCGTCTGTATCCTTGTTACGCCCTTGCCTACGTAAATATCTGCAAGCGCAAGCTCCCATATTTCCGTAGTGCGTGTTACTGCCGTTGCTGTCGGCTTTGCAGACGGTGTGCCTTTCAGCACCGCAATATACATATCTCTTTGCGGCAAATCCCAGCGAACTACTACCCTGTCCACCCTGTTAAGCGCTCCCTCTGCCGTATCCAGTGTTACGCTAAGCGTTGCAGGATTTCTAAAGGCGTAGCCGTTTATAAAGGCATAGCCTGCATTTACTCTTATTTCCATGCCGCTGTAAGCTACCACCTGTAGCCCGTCGCTCGGCTTTGGAAAAATGCCGTTTGCAATGAAAGTAGCAAAGTACCACGCCCAATCCTCGGCTTTATATACCCTGTCGTACTCTCCGTCTACTGCCACGGCATTAAACGGTAAGCTGTTTGCCATTTCTGCTACCTCACTTTCCTAATCTGGTCTACCAGCGTCGGCAGGCTGTCGCCAAAGGTCGCCTCTATGGTTTCCTCGCCTTTCTGGTATGTTTCTGTTACTTCTGTAATACGTGCATCTATCTGTATGCCCCACTTGGTTTCTTTGCAAGTAATACGGTCGCCTAAATCAAAATCAGCCTTAAATTTTAAGTTTGAATTTGTATTTATGGTACTTACAAAATTTATGTTCTTGCCGTAGTTTTCCAACTCTGCGCCGCCTCTCGTTTTCAGCATTGCAATATAGGTATTCAGCGGTATTGTTACCTCTGTTTCCCCCTGCTGGTACTTTCTGGCAATGTCCGTAGCGTCGCAGAATACCTCTACTAAATCCAGCCCCGTTGCGCCCTCGCCGTCCACTGTGGTTACTGGCTGGCTGCCGTCGTCGTCAGCTGCTCCCTGCACATAAATAAAGTTGCCGCAGTTCTCTATACTGGCTGTGTATTCCTGCTCGTTGACATTATCAAAATCTCTTGAAAATATGCAGGGTGTGTTACCCTCGGTATTTGTGGCTGTAAGGTCATTGCCCTTATACAGATAAAAGCCAAACAGTCTCTCTCTTTCGTTAAGCAGAATGTCATAGCCCAGCTTTCCAGCCTGCGCCCTTGCCTTTACTTCCTGCCCCAGTTGTGCGTATACCTCGTTTGCATATTCAACCGCCACGCCGTCTATGGTTTCCTGCGCCAGAAATGCAAGCAATGGAAAACGCCGCTTTGTTCCTGCTGCGTTGCCGCAGTTGTTCTTTACCATAAGGTTTATAAGATACTGGTTTGTACCTGTCGCCACAATCTGCGGATAAATGCAGCGCTTATTAAGCCACCAGCTAAGCATATAGCCTTGTGCCTCTAACTGCTCTAAGCCGTTCTCGTCTTTGGTAATGTGTACGTAGGTTATCTGCGCTGCCCTGCGCCATACGCCGCCGTCAGCGGTCTTTACTTCCTTTTTTTCGTCGTGCTTGGTTATTAAGTTACCCTCTACCAGCAAACGGCTGTTATTGTCCGTAATCGGCGCAAGCAGGCTAAAAGTTCCTACGTCAAAATACTTTGTATGCCATAGCAGGCTTGCCAGCTCGTCTATAGCTCCCAGCGGCTGTACTGTCTTGTCGAATACTCTAAGCTCCATACCGTCACACTCCTAAAAATTCCTTGCTGTAGAATATGGATACTTCCAGAGAATTTACGCCGCTGGCTGCATCATATCTAAACATATTGTCGCCTATGGCAAGCTGCATAAATGTACTGTCTACATCAATGTAGCGGAAATAGTCGGTTTCTACGCCGTCCCTTATCAGCTTAGCGCCCTTGCTGCCGTACTTCGTGTTAATCTCTATCACGTCGCCCGTTTTCATAGTGGCGTTAATCTGTATAAATTCCTCGGTATCCACATTAAGCAGTATCGGGTTTGAAACTGTCCCCAGTGCTGTAAACCTTATCCTCATTCCTGTTGATACGTCGCCCTCGTTGTAGCAGTCCACTATTACGCTTTCCGCTCGGTATCCGTATATCATGCTCTTTGTGCTGTCCTTTTCGATAACGCAAGGGAAATGCCACGCAGCCACCCAGCTTGCTATATCCTCTTTTGTTTCTTCCTCTTCCCGCCAGAACGGGTTAAGGCACTCTATTTGTAAATCAAACTCATAAAGTACCTCTTTCTTTAGTATCTTAGGCTCTCCATACGCCCTGCAATCAATCACACGCTTAAAGCCGCCGTACTCATACACCAGCGTAGCGCTAAGCTCTGGGTTAAATATCTTAAGCATACGGCGGCGCAGTTCCAATGCCTGCGCCTTGTCCCGTGTGTTGATATGTCCCACTACGTCTATGTCCCTCGCCTCGATACGCTGCCCTACGTAGGTGTCGCCGTGCTGTCCCATACTGTTTGTGCTGTAAATGACGCTCGTAACGCCGGAAATGCCCTCTACGTCTTTACTTATATTGCAATGGTATACGCTGTCTACTCCCAGCTCTAACCGCTCGCCCCTTGAATTTATGTAAGTCAGTTTTTCATTTTCCATGTGTTACACCGTCCTTGCTATCATTCTGAACTGTCGGGCTGCCTCTTTCTGCTGTTTTGCATAGTCCGTGGTATTCGCATAAATATACTGATTGACAACTACGCCGCCTGCTGCACTGCCGCCGCCTCTCGGCTTTGGCTTTTGGTCGTCGTTATCATACTTAAATTCATTGCCTACATTTACCTTTGCGTCTACGTCAAACTCCTGCGGTACGCTGTCCTCAATCATTTTCTTAACGCCGCCGATTTCATTAGAAAAGCCAACGCCGATACCCTGCGCCAGATATACGCCGATTTCGTCACGCATCAGCTTGGACGGGCTGGCAATTCCAAATAAATCCTTAAGGAAGTCGGTAACATTGCCTACCCAGCCGCTTATTTTGTCCTTTATCCACTGCGTAGCGCCGCTTATGCCGTTCCAGATGCCCTCTACCATGTTTTTACCGAACCCAGCAAACGTACTGCCAATATTCTTAAATACGTCTGTTATTCCAGTAATTACATTTTTCATGCCCTCTACGGCTTTGTTCTTTACTTCTGTACCCCATGTAGCCACTTTGGTAATTGCACCAGAAATGCTGTTATAAATCTTTTGCGGTATTTCCTTAACAATCGTAACAATGCCCGTTACCATGGCATTCATTACCTCTTTGGCTTTCGTAAGCATATTGTTACCCCACGTAGCCACTCTGGTTACTGCTCCTACTATACTGTTCCAGATTTTCTGCGGCAGTTCCTTAACAATCGTAATAACGCCTGTTACCATGGCATTCATTACCTCTTTGGCTTTCGTAAGCATATTGTTACCCCACG